TGCCGTCAAGGATTCCATTGTTACTGCTCCTGCTCCGGCGCCCGCACCCTGACCGCCACGGAAAGAATCCTCTTGCCCAAATTTCTTGGCGACGGCATCCGTCATGGCCATCACAACCGCCATTTGCTGATCACTCATCTTTGCAAACTCGGCGTTCAACTCAGGCGTCAAGACCGTGGCAAGGTATTTCTTGCCGTTGTCCATAATGGCTTGACGGTCTTTGCCAAACGTCTTGTCCATCAGAGCAGTATGCGCTTTCTCTGCTTCAGCAGCTTCAGCCTGTTCAGCGGTATAAATATGCTTAATAAGCTGAGACATTATTGCCTTGGCTTGAACAGGATTAGCCCCGCCCGCGTGAAGAACCTTATGCAAAACCCCGACCTCGGCAGTCTTGGCAATGTACTCATCGGGAACCCCCTCGATCTTGGGGATGCCGTACATCTCAGGCTTCTCCGGCCGACCGATCTGGGTAAACCAGGCGTTCCATTTCTCAGGCGGATCCGTGTCAAGCGGGGTTGCCCGCTGGCCAATAAGAGCCTGAGCCCCGGCGGCCTTCTTAACAAAATCGCCAAAGGTGTTTACGTCTTTGAGCCACCCCTGTCCCCGAACATCCTCTGGAAGGACATTCCGAAACGCGTCCCCCTGAAGGCTACTCAGCGTTTCGGAAGTTATAGTAGGTGTTCCTGCGGCTGCTCCTGCGGCGCCCCCTGCGGCTGCTCCGGCTGCGGCTCCCTGTGCTCCTGGGTCTCTCATGATTCTAATCATTGGTCTCCTCCGTAGGCTTGGATTCTATCAGACGGCGTACGTCCTCACTCATGGGACGACGTATGTCCAAATAAAGGCCGCGGCGGCCTTCATTGGCGATCGTTCCCTCAACATCAACTCCGTTCATCGTCCCCATACCACCTTTTAAGACGATAGAGGACTTAAAAAAGCCGCTCAACTTCGCAATATGCCGAAGAACAATTTCCCCGTCGGGGAGTTTGGCAATATTGTTGATAGCGGCACGGAACTTCCGGTACTCCTCGCGATTCTTCTCTTTCAACTCGTCCTGCTTGGCAAGCTGCTTGATCTTGTCGTCGGCGTTCATACGCCTCCTTTAGTCTTTTGGACTTTTATGCTAACTGCATCCCCACACCGGCTCCTGCCGCTGTGGCCTGGGCTTGCGCCTGTTGCTGATTAGCCGCGCCCTGCTTGGCGGCGGTATCTGCCTGAGAAGCCTCGAGCTTCTGTTGCGCGGCTGCGGCTTGAGCCTCACGATAATTCTGAACTTCCTCATCAAACTGTTCTTTGGAGAGATTGATCTCGTCGCTCGCCCCGGAAAGTTCGGTAACCATCCGGCGGCTCTTCTCATGGTCAAGACCGATCATAAGTTCAGGGACGATTGCCCCGTATGTGGCACAGAATTGCCAAGTTGACATGATCCCACGCAACTCCTCAGAGCGTAACACGCGCGCGGCCGGGGAGACGTACTCGATATCATAGAAATCTTCGCCCCTCATGAGCGACTCAACGACTTCGGGCGGGATGATCAGGGGGTCTTTTCCCTGGGCGAGCATCATTTTATGCTGTGGTGAGCCTTCCACAACCCCAAGTTCCCCGGCGTCAAAGAGAATACTGATCGTGCGCTCAATAATGGGCGTCAACCCCTCTTTGATCTGGCGATTATAGATAGCCCCGAGCGATTCTGACCGCATCTCATTGCGGATCTGAGCCTCGCCAAGGGTCATGCGCGTATTGTTGTTGAGGTCAAGAAGCCTGTCCACAAAGAAATGGGACATGATCTGGTTGACCAAACGCTCCATGACCTTTTCCATGTAGGACATATCGCCCACAGGAGCGACGACGCCAATGGGGGAGGCGCTTGTAACGCGACTGCTCATATCGAGGACGGTTAGGCCGTCTGGAGAAGTATCCAGAACACCGCCCCCGAAAGAGCCGTCGTCCAAAAGATAAAGAGAGGGCTTTACCCCTTTCTCGGCTCCGATCGTCTCGAGCTTCATAAAGTCGTTTAGCGACACGATTGATGGCAATGCCTCCATCGCGGGCGAACGGCCATATTCCTCGTCACGGTTCTTGTAAAATCTTGTTACTTTGACAGGCATCTCGGCAAAGCCACTCTCTTTCAACAACGTCTTTGACGGGACTAAAATGTGGATGGACTCGTAAGGCATATTCAAATTGTTCTGAACGGAAGGATTATAGGCATTGCGCGGACGAATGATCCAAAGAACCCTGAACTTCTTCTCGTAATTCATCGTGTCGAGTGCTGCCTTTACTTCATCGGTCATCGCTGCATCGCCATACTCTTCCACAAGCTGAAAAGCAGTAAAGTCAAACTCATAGAAAACTTTGTTGACGTATCCATTCGAGCCTTCACAAACGCACATGGATTTAAGCGTCCAAGCCTGATACTCGACGAGATTCTCGCTTCCGGCTTTTGTGGGGAATATTCCTATCCCTGCCGTGCCAAACGCTCCCGCTTCGAGCATATACTCCTGATACGCGACGTCAAAGCCCGCTTTCTGGTGCTCCATCTGATAAGTCGTCCGACGATTTATCTCTTCATAAAAGTCTTTGACGAGTTTGGATTCAGAAATACGATGGGGTTTTTTAAGTCTAAAGGTGCGAGCGCCGTTCTTCCAGAGTGCACCGATGAGAGAGGAGACCATGATATTGAGCGCGCGAATGGCTGTGTCATCGAATACGTCGCCGTGGGTGAGAAAATCGCCAGGGGAGAGGTCGGCCTTAAATCCTTGCTTGCGCGAAAGAACATACCGAGCAATTAACTCCCAAAGGTTTTCCCATTGAGACCGTCTGACCTTGGCAGCCTGATGCTCTTTAAGGATCGCTTCAACGTTGGCAGCCATTATGAAAAAACCCGTTGAGAAGCCGTGGACGCATTCTGCAACACACCAAGCGGACTTGTGAAATACTTCCCAAGTCGTGCTAATCGCTTCTGTGCTTCGGCGGTAAGTTCGTCGTCGGAAAGGGTTGTTGTGTCAAAGCTCGTTGGGGCGGGAGCAGGAGCAGAAGACTCGGATTTTTTATCCCCCGTAAGACCCGCCGCTTTAGCAATCATTCCCGCGGGAGAAACCTCAAACAGCGTCTTGAACGGTTTGCTCATTAACTTCTTAAAAAAACCCATCAACGCACCCCTTTCATTGTTGACATCTGCGGTTTTAATCCGGCTTTCTTGACATCGTTCTGGGGTCGTTGGGCTATTGTCCCTTGGTACACTTGACGCTTCCTTACCGGATAAGCAAACGTTAAAATGATGGCGTCCAATTTATTTGGAGACCATCCGAGATCCGATTTAATAATATCTTTTCCCACAAGGTATTGCAAGTTATTTGACGTTTCTTTTTCTTTCGGTATCGCCCCGCACTCTGACATGAGCTTTTGGTCGTCGGGAATTGAGCTATCGTCATTCGTTAACCATTCTCTAAATTCAAGGTGCATCTCGGTACGTTTGTTCCTGACGCGTGAGGGATCGGTGGCTTGAGCGCCGAAATGAACACCCTTCACGATCTTTTTATACCCGAGTTCATGGAGCCGGTCAACGGCTCCGTGTTCGTTAGTTGTATCAACAAAAACCTGGTCTGGCTGTTCCGCCTCGATAATCCGCGCAATTCGTCCCGCAAGGCGCATATCTCGTTCCTGTCCATCATCAGCGGGGATAGTCTCAAGAGGAAAAATAACATTAGCCTGCCGCCGGGCAATTTCCGTATCGTCACCCGTTCGGCCTTGATCAACCCCGAGAATAAGAGGCTTGTCACGATCTGGCCTGGCTTTGCGCGCTTTAGCCGCGTAGAGCTTTTTGAGGTCGAAGAATCTTTCTTCTGCATGGATGAACGCCTCCTGAACGTTGCATGGGTACTCCTGTTGGAACTTCCACTCCTTGTCCTCGAACTCGATTATCTTTTTGCGTCTCCAGGCGAGATTGGCTATCGACATCCCACGGATAGGGTCGTCTTTGTGGGATGCCAACATCTCACGTTCCTTGTCGGTGAGGTCATTCTCAGAAAGAGTAAAGTGCTCGGCGTACTCATCCATCCAATACCAGGGGACAAAGATAAGCTCAAAGTCGCCTTTTCCCGCGGCGGCTTGCATAACCTTGTTATAGAAAAAATTGCCGGGGCCATTGGCCGTTGATTCGAGGATCATCTCTGTCCCAGGGAGATCAGCCACGGTCTGCATCAACCCCGTGGAGAGCTCTTCGGTGTTCTCGTAGAAGGCGACTTCGCTATTGTGCGACACCCCATGAATCGTATGATAAGTATGGTCGGCGTGGCCTATTTCAAGATCAAAAACCTCTTTCTTCCCCGCGTCCGTTATGCTCAAGATAGGCAGCCAAGCCGCACCAACCTCAATGCGAATGTCACCATATTCACCCACCCGCTTACGAGGCGTCGTTGTCCAGCCGAGTTCTGGGCACAATCTGTCAACTCCCGAACCTGTGAGTCTAAAAACATACTGAGCTTGCTCATTACGCCCTTGCCTTATCGCCGGTGGGTTATATGCCATTGAAGCCCAGCCATACCCAAGCGCCGCGGCAATATCTCTCATCTGTGTGGTAATAGCCGCTCGGATAGATGGGGCGGAGATCCTACGGGTCTTTGCTTCGGCATGACCATCGCCGCTCAAGTACCCGTGGAGAACACCTTTCAAACAAGCCTCTGGCCATTGTGCCCAATAGACCGGCAACCCCTTCTCCTCTTTCCTTCCGCAGCACTTAGCCAATAGCTCGGCAAACGCTCTGCCGTAAACTTCAACCGCTACTGTTTTTGAGTCTTTCCGGGGGCGGGCGGTGGCCTTTGTAAAATGCTTCTCGAAAGGTCTCAACCACGCCAATGTTCTCTCGGCTTCTCGTTCATGAACTGCAAAAGTCGTACGGAAAAGACGATTCAGTTTTCCCTGCCCATTGATACACCCCTCGGCTAAATAGAGCCCTAGCACGCGGCCAAGTTCGTAGGTCAGCTCGATCCGTTCTGGCACTTGAAGCGGGCGGCGGTCGTGATGCGGAGCGGGCTCAACAGGCAAAGCAAAAGGTAAAGAGGTTACCTGTCCCGTGATCTGTGGGACAGCGTGGGCAATCTTGTCACCAACCCGAAGCTCTCTAGCCTCGAGCCAACCACGATCGGTGAGAAATCTGTGCCTAAGAGACGCGACCAACGGGAAACCTTGCAGCCCTTTGACCTTAATGTCAACGCACTCTTGTGTTGTTTTGCTGCTAAAAGTGACCGGGGCTAAGACACCTGTGTGTGTCCGAACCATGTCTCCGGGCTGGATATCCTTGATCTTCTTAACTCTCCCCGACGCGAGCACTACCAAAGTCTCGCCCTCAAGGCAACCGTGGAAGAGTTGAACCGTCATACCGCGCCCGACCTGGCTCGAGCCCGCGGTACCGACCGTGTAGGAGGAGCCTTGTTCCAGGGTCATTGACTTCTCGGTATCCTTGGAGCGTGGGCACTTGAGCATCTCTGGCAAGTTGTCATAGAACCGGGAGGTCATTGAGAATATCTTAAGGGTCGATTCGGCCTGATGAGCCAGAATATAGGCCGCCTGGTGGGTCTGGAACAGGGTGGCGTGAAAGTACCGCCCCTGTGTATAAGTGGTGCAGCCCTCTTGACGGCCTTTAATTATGATTGCTCTTACCCGGCCGGTCCTGCGTTTTTGTTGCTCAATCTTCTGGTGGATATAATGTTGGGCTTGGTTAAAGACAAAAGGGACAAGTCGGCCTTGTTTGTCCACGATCTTGAGGCATTGAGTGGCAAAGAAGGGTAAATCCTTAGAAAGGCGAGCTATCGCTGTCCGCTGTTCGGCGGT